TAAATTCAAGTCAAAAAAACGGGCTGCCTATTGGTAGCCCGTTTTAAATTCTATTTCTAGAAAAAGACCTAAATTACATTAAGTTTGTAACTTTAACTGATCTGTAGTACTGGTTACGGTCTGCAGTAAATGTGTCTGCATCTGTAGTTCCGTCAGCCTGCATTACAAATGGGTTAGCGATCATTCCATACCTAGTTTTGAAACCAATTTTAGGTTGGAAAGTAGCCGGGTCAATAGCCCTAACCATTTGTAGTGGGACATAAGGACAGTAGAAAAGACCTGCGTCATAAGGGCTTGTGCCTTTATAACCTACAACATAGAACTGGCTAGCAGCTCCTGTGTTTGCAGAATATGGGTCAATGTATACTTTATATCTACCGTTAAGTACACCAGCAAATGTGTTACCTGTGTCATCAACATTAAGATTAGTTGATAAAGCTGGTGCGTAATCTAAAACGCCTGACATTGATAAAGCACTAGCAACATCTGATGAACAGATGATGAAGTTACCTTTACCACGCCTTGTGTCTTGTGCGATTACATTAGCGTCACGCTCGATATTGAATAAAAGACCTTTAAATCTTTCTACGGACCATCTACCATTACTGTCAACATCCAAGTCGAATGTTCCAGCTGTAGCAGTTGAGGCTGAGCCTGTTTTTGCTACTTTGTAAATAGTTCTAATGACTTCCCTATTAATTTCAGCAAGTATTTCTTGTGAAAGGATATTAGAAAGTTCGGATTCTGCATCTAAACCATGAACAGCTTTTAAATCTTGAGCAAGTTCTACGGTGTACTGAGCTTTTAACGCTCTGGACTTAGCCGTAACAGTTGTCTTCTCGATTGAAAACGCCATTTCATTTAGTGTAGTTGAGTCTCCAAAACCTTCTGCAGTGCTTGTAGATACGCCATTTCCTGTAGTGTAAGAACCGTCTACTGGGTTTCCGCCAGCATGTGTTCCTGCACCTGAGAAATCAGTGTCTGCTTCGTTAAATAAAGCCTCAGTTCCAGTTTGTGAACTGTAATGAGATTTCATTGCAAAGATTAGACCAGTTGGTCCAGACATTGGTTGTACTCCACAAACATCGTAAGCCATAAGGTTAGGCAAAGCACGTCTTACCAACGAGATCAATATTGGATCATAGTTGTCAACGCCAGCGCCTGTTTGGTTAGCATGTGTAGCCTCGAAAAGAGCTTCTTTTTCTTCACGAAGAGCCTTCTCTTGGTTTTCGAGTACTACTGTGGTTACAGCTTTCTTATAAGGATCTTGAATCTCTGAGAGTTCAGGATGCTCTAAAACTGGGCTCCACTTTTTCTGTAGTTCTTCTGAAAGATACATCAGTTTCTCCTTGTTTTACTTTGTTTGTTATGTTTTATAACTATACTATTTATAAAAAATTATTATTTAACCTTATCAAACTTCGCTGCTTGAGAGATACCTTGTACATATCTACTCATCACGGTGTTGTCTGTTAAAGTTCCCTGATCAACGCTATCTTCTAGCTTATCACTATCATCAGCTTTCGCTTTAGGAAAGTAATTTTCCTTGATAACATTAAGTTTTGAAGTATACTTGTCTTCGCCGTCGAAACTAATTCCTTCGACTAAGCCGGCAAACTTCTCTACTTCAGTTTCAGCTAGATCGTCAACCACGGAACGGAAAACTTTTTCCTTTTGTAGTTGTTCTCTTTCTTCGCTGATTGCAACTGACTTGTTAATCTCTTCGTCTAACTTAGATTTTAACTCATCAATTTCTGCTGCTTGTCCAGCCAACACATCGAATTTTTCATCAGGCATTTCAATGTAATGCTCGGTGAAAACCTGTTTCATTCCGTTAATGAATGATTCAGTAATTTCGTTGCGTAGTCCGTTTTCTACAGCAAGCTCATTTTCTTGCATCCACTGTTCTGTCACATAAGACAGATACTTGTCGATGTTTTCTACAAGCTTTTCTTTCGCGTCTTCAAAAGCTTTATTAGCTTCTTCCACAAGTTCGTCCTCAATGGCACTTACTTGTTCGTTAACACGCGAGACAACCACTGCTTCAAATAATGAAGCTGCTTGTGTCTTAAATTCTTCTGAAAGATGCTCCTCGTCCGCAAACAAGTTAGCAATGTCCTCTTCGAATAAAGTTTCTTCTGTTGACTCTTCTTCTTCAGAAGCTTCTACTTCGGATTCTTCTTCCTCAGCAATAACTTCTTCTTCTTCGCCATCAACATATTCAACTTCTTCGCCTTCGACTTCTTCCTCTGCAACAACCTCTTCCGTAGTTTCCTCTTCTTCGGTTACTACTTCATCTTCTGCTACTTCTGGTGTTTCTTCTAGTACTTCGTCTTCAGTCTCTTCGACTTCTTCTTGATGTACATTACCTTTAGAGCTAGATTGTGCTACAACGCTTTGAGTTGACTCACCGTCGTTGAAATTAGGTGCTTTACCAGCGCCTGAGTTAGAAGGTCTAGGGGCACTACCAGCTTTGGCGGATGCTTCCTTTCCTACTGGGCTTGTTAATCCGCCTTCAGGGTTGCTTGAACCGCTAAGGTCTTGCTGTTCTGGGTTTGGATTAGAGTTACCTTGTAGGGGTGGTTTTGCATCTCCATTGCTTGACTTATCTAACGGACGATTTGCCGCTAGCTCGTCAAGTACTTCTACGGCATCGTCTTGCAACTTGCCTTCTAGAAGTTCTCTGATTTTGGATTCTACTCCCATGTTACTCTCCTTTTAGGATTATTTAATTTTAATATAATCTAATAAACTATTTATATTTATACAGATTTCTATTATATTTTAGACAGTTTATTAAGAAAATCATTAAAAACAGCAAATTTAGCTTCTTCTAGATCTCTCTGAGAAGTTCTATTAATCAATGCCTGACTTTCCTCAATATCTTGTTCTGTCCATTTACCATTAACAAAAACCCATTCCCTTCCTTCCATTATACCGGATACAAAAGCGTCTGGAGCGCTAGGATCTGCAACAATATCTGCTGCTGTGGCAAGCATAAAGTCATCTTGTACTTCATTAATACCATTCCTCTCTTTTAAAGAGCCCAATCCTCTGGAGCTTACTCCAAGTTGAGCGCCTTCGCTAATAAGTTCTTTTACAATACGCCCCATTGGCGTATCCATAATTTTGGCTTTACCTATCCAATTTGTACCATCTTCTTTAAGAGATGTAATCATGTGAGATACTCTATCTAAGTTTACAGTTGGACCTTCTGGGTGTCCTAACTCTCCGTAAGCTCTTTTAGTTTTAACAGACTCTTCTACATATCTGTTAACTTCTCTCTGCATAATCTCTTTAGGATAGACTCTGCCGTTTTTGTTCTTTAAATCTGACTGTAAGAAAACTCCTTCAATAAACACATTAGGTTTATTAGGGTCTTTACTGTCTTCTGTTAAGTAATTAATACTTTCGTTAAATTCTTTAATAAGTCTCATCTACTTCTCCGTTTAACCTAGACTTCCGCCATCATAAACATTACCTGAATCGTTAGTGTCTAGTGGTGCGTCTTGATGTTGTTGTGAACCGTAACCAGAAATTTTAGCACAATCAACTATAACAGTTCCACCAGCACCGCCGGCTATAACTACTTCTATATCTGATGTGTTTTCTGAGTTGTCGGCAAAACCGTACATATCTATTGTTCCGCTTTCCATAAGCTCATATAGTACGACGGAGTTTCGTTGAACCTTAGCGCTAGCTCCGCTAGATAAAGTCCAATGTAGTCCTTTTATATTGACTGCTGGGGAGCTTTGCGTCTCAGTTGATTTCTTTAGTGTTGTTGCTAAAGCAATTGTTCCGGTTGCTGCAGTCCCCCTAACAGATACTACTCCCTGGACTTGGGTTAGTTTTAAGTTATTAACTGTGACTGCCATGTGATTTCCTTTTAATTAAATTAATATGTTTTTTTCTTATGGTTCATGTGTGGACCCTCTTCGAGAACTTCCACATTAGGATCATTCACTTCAACTGTTTCTATACCGTGTTCAAACATTACTTTATACCAAGCGACTGTACCGTCAACTGGTTCTGCGTGTTCGCCAATAATTGGTGTACCTTCGTTCCATTCCTTGTGCATTATTTTACTAGCGCACATGTGCTTATCGCCTTCTAATGAACCTTTGGCAACACCATCAACAGGACTTTCGGTAAGCGTCCCGTTTCTAAAATCTTTAAATGTCTTCGCCATCTGTTTCTCCTTCTACAGGCATGCCTGTTGTTTGATCTATATCCACAAGTGCGTCATCTAATGCTACACCTTGTGGTTCCATATCAGGATCAACAACATGTTTATTAAAAACATCCTGTGCTTTCTCCTGTCTTAATGTATCTAACGCATCATTTGTTCTTTGTTGCATTATATCATTAAAGTTCTGTTGTACTTCTGAGCCTTTATTGGCTATCATGTTGTCCAACATATCTGAAATTGCTTTGTCTGCCATTATATTTATATCTCCTAGTTATCCGGCCCTGGTTCTGGATTACCTTCACCGGGTACCTCATTACTTATATTACCTTCAGGTGCCGGTTGATCACCTTGTACCTGTTGGAGAGGACTCCACTGATACTGTCTACTGTATTGTGGCTCTGCCATAATCTCTGTTTCAATAGTATCTATTTCCTCATCTGTTAACATTAATACATTTTTCTGTATGTAACGCTTACTAAAAAATGTTCCTATATATGCTGCAAGACCATTTAATACTTCTACTCTACTTCTTAGAATCTCTTGTTCTTTAGATTCTGTGTAGTAAGCATCTGTGGCAAATTCAAACTCTATATCATCTTTGATATCTTGCCAATCTTCTTCAGTTAAAACACCTTTTAGTAAGAGCTGCGTATGTAATAAGTCCGCTAACATTACCGAGAACTTTCTTCTTAACTTGATGATGAATTTTGTAAACTTCATCTCGTCTCGATTTATCTCAGCTGCTCTACCAAAATTTAGTCCAGCCTGTTGTTCTAATCTCGATACAGGAATATTTAATGCTTGATACAATTTCCTTTGAAAATATTCTACATCTTCAATCTGCCCTAGGTTTTGACCTGCTGGCAATGTATCAATCTGTGTTCCTGTTCCGCCTTCCCTTCTAGGTAACCAGAAGTCTTCCAACATAGACATGAACTTCTTATCATCTCTAATTTCACCTGTGTTAGCATCGTAAACTAATTTGTTACGATATCTATCCATTATGTCTTTTAGATATTGTTCTGCCTTCATTTTAGGCAAGTTACCAACATCTACATAAAATATTCTTCTTTCTGGAGCTCTTGTAATTCTATAAATTACTACTGCGTTCTCCATCATTCTTAATTGGTTTGCTGGCCTAATAGCCTTATGTAAATACGATAATGCTATATTCTTATCGTGATCTACCAAACCACTTGGTGCGTATGCTATAGCGTCTTTTGTTATTTTTAAACCTTGTTGGTTTTCAGGTGCAACATATGCGCCTGGTTTTGTAGTAACTCCTTTATCATTATAGATAAAAAACTCTTCTACTTGTTTAACAAACATAACGCCAGAAGGATTTTTTTCCTTCTTAACTTCACGCACTTTCCTAATTTTTCTAGGATCAATATATCTAATATCTTTAATCCCTTGTTTAGGTTGTTCTATATCGATGACTTTATGAAAAAAGATCTTGCCATCTATATACCATCTTCTATAATAATCCTGGGCTCTTTCTTTAAAGTCCATTAGATTCTTAATATATTCAAATTC